GGGGCAGGTGATGCGACAAGTGCAGGCGGCGCTGTGAAGGCGGCCGAGCAGTTACTAAAACGCGAGCGTAGCCGGTGGAACTTTGAGCCACCACCAAGCGTAATCGAGTGGGCCGAGAAGTACGTGCAGCTGGACAGCCGGATCACTGCACGCCCAGGACTGTACTCAACCAGCTACACACCCTACGTGGCCGGCGTGCTAGAGGCGTTGGCCGATCCGGGCGTGCATACGGTAACGCTTTGCTGGGGTAGTCAGACAGGCAAGACGCTGACGCTAGCGGTCTGGCTGGCATACCGAATCGCTAACGACCCAGCGCCAGCGTTACTGGTCATGCCTAACGCCGATCTGGCTAGGTCGTACAGCGAGACGCGACTGACTCCCATCTTTGAAAAATGCAAACCGGTGCGGGCACTGTTCCCATACGATAGCGACGACTTTAAAATTTTAGAAATGCAGTTTACTACCATGACCCTCTCGCTGGTTGGATCGAACTCGCCAGCAAACATCAGCTCGCGGCCGGTGTGCATTGCGGTGCTGGATGAGCTGGACAAGTTTGCCCCACCGACAGAAAAGGAGGCTGCCGCGTATAACCTAGCGCTAGAGCGCACCAAAGCCTTTCCTAGCCGTAAGCACGTACTGACCAGTACGCCGACACTAAGCACTGGCGATATCTGGCAGAACTACCAAGCGGGCACGCAAGAAACCTATCATGTGCCCTGCCATAAGTGCGGCGAGTTTCAGGCCATGGAGTTTGGGCAAGTGCGATGGGCCGACAGCGCCAGGCAAGAGGATGGTCGATGGGATCTTCAGAAGGTGGCCGAGACAGCTTTCTATCACTGCACTAAATGTAACGAGCCGTGGAGTGAAGGAAACCGCAGGACGTCGATCGAGCAGGGCAAGTGGGTGGCAGCAAATGCAAACGCAGAGCGCGGCCGGCGTAGCATGCGACTGCCCAGCTGGTACTCGCCGACCGTCACCTTCGCGGATTGCGCCAAACAATTCCTCACGCAGAAACATTATCTGCATGGGTTACAGGGATTCGTAAACGGATGGAGTGCGATGCCTTGGGAAGATCAATTCGACGACGATAAATCTATCGACATCCCCGCCGGTGCCTTTGCCAAAAAGCAGGAATGGGAAGTGGAACATATAAAACTGGCGGCCATAGACCGACAGATCGACGGGTACTGGTATGTAGTAAGAGCATTTACCAGGGACGGCCAGAGCCGATTGATCGATGAGGGCAGGGCAAGGACGATCGAGGACGTAGCGCAACACCTAAACGCGTTGGGTGTACAGCCACAGCACACGGCGATGGATAGCGGATATGAAGCCCACGATTCATACCGCATATGCGCGAGGTATAAATTTAAAGCATTGAAGGGCGAGGAGCGGCCTAACTACTGGATCGATACGCCGAAGGGCAGGTTAAAATCGGTGCACTCATCGGAGCAACCGACCGACGCTGGCTGTATGCTTCTGCTCCTTAGCTCACCGGCCTGCCAAGATCTGCTGGCATGGTTACGTCGAGGGCAGGGGCCGAGGTGGGAGGTGGCGCATGACGTCTCGCCTGATTACAAAGAGCACATGAGCAGCCACAAAAAGGTGCATCGGATTAACCGAAAAACTGGCAGGGATCTCTACGAATGGGTGCGTATAAAATCTAGGCAGGATCACTTATACGACTGCGAAACATATCTAGCTGGCTTTGCGGTCTACGGCAAAGTGATCAAGCCGACAGCCTCAATGGCGGAAACGTTGACACCTTCAGAGGCGTAATGGCTATTTCCCGCAGACTTACGCGGGCCGTTGCTGTAAATTACCTGGCACAAGCCTCTGGTGTTACCGCAAGCGCCCTAGTCCAACTCGCTACTGACCGCAATGCGGCAATGACGGGCGCAGCATCAGGCCGTGCGCTGGTAGGATCTTCAGCGGGCGGGCAATCGGCCAGCTTCCAGATCGATCTTAAACCGACAGAACGGGTTGAGCTATTTCAGGCCGCAATCGATTACCTAAACGGCGTACAGGTCACACGCACCAGCGCCTCATTTTCTTATATTCTGGATAGCTGATTATGGCTCAGAAACTTTCACTCGTGGCTAGGATGGGCGCAGGCATTAAAGCGTTTGGCGCTGGATTCGGTGCAGGCATCAGCACGTTCCAACCCTACGAGGGCGCAGGCTTTTCACGCAAACGGCCCGTAATCTACGGAGCACATGCACGCGATTCACGGCTGGATCTCAACGAAGCCACACGGGTCGAACTGCTCAAGCTCGCCCGGCACATGTACCGCAACGTCGGGCTGATCAAAGGGGCAGTGGATTCGATCGCCACCTATTCGATCGGGCCAGGGCTGCGGCCGCAGTATCGTGGAGCAGACCAAGACTTTGGCAGGCTGTGCGAGGAATACTGGCGGGACGTGGTAGTGCCATCGCCTGAAGTTACTGGCCGGATGACTTGGACGGATATGCTGCTGGCGCTATCTCGATCGATCGACGTGGACGGCGACGTGTTCGTCATTATGACTGAGAAGGGCAAGCTGCAAATTGTGGAAGGCCACCGCGTTTGCGAAGGTGACGACTACGGAACATCGGACGGCGTGTTCCTTGGAAAGCTCGGCGAACCTACGGGATACCTAGTTCAAACTGGTGAGCTGTACCGCAAGCTGGGCGCAGAGACTGTGATTCACTTAATGGAGCTGGAACGGCCCGATCAGATTCGGGGCGGATCTTCACTAGCTCGCGCACTTAACCACGTTCGTGATTTAAAGATGCTCGGCGAGTTCGAGAAGGATGCGTTAAAATTACAGGGATCGATTGCGGCCGTCATCACAACCGATCAAGGCGACGAGCTGGCTGGGCAGGGTGGATTCTTTGGAACCGTGCAGGCGCAGGACAGCGGAGAAAGCACCATCGCCCGCGAGGAGATCACATCGTCTGCCACCATCCCGCGACTTTCACCTGGCGAAAAGATTGAGATGATTGGGCCGAACCGACCGCATGCAGGCTTTGAGCCATTCGCCAAGTTCCTGATTCGTGACGTTGCCATGGGACTCGGATTGCCTGTTGAATTTGTTTACGACCCAGCAAGCGTCGGCGGAGCAGGGATGCGGTTTATTGTTGCCAAGGCGCAGCGCAGATTTGAACAACGGCAACGCCTGCTCATCGACAGATTCTGCAACCGCGCATGGCGCTATTTCATCGGCGGCGCAATCGCTAACGGTGATCTACCGGCCGTCGAGGATTACGCAAAGGTAACGTGGCAAACTCCGAAGTCGCTGACTGTGGACGCCGGGCGTGAGGCAATGCAGGCACGAGAGGACTATAAAGCGGGCTTATCCTCGCTTCAGGGGTACTTTGGGGAGTTAGGACAGGACTGGGAAGAGCAGGTCAGACAGATTGCAAAAGAACGGGAATTTATCGCATCGATCGGAACAGTCACCCCGCAGACCGACGTGGCGGCGCCAGCGGAAGTAGTCAAAGAAGCGCCCGCAATCGACGAACCCACCCCAGTTAATCCTGAGAAAGATCCGAATGCCGGCCCAGATGCGGAACTAAGCGCAAAGGTAGAGCTAGATTTACCAACACAAAATGCAGGCGAAACTGATGACAAGTTTATGGCTCGCTGCATGGGCAATCCGACAATGGTGTCCGAGTTTCCAGAAAACGATCAAAGGTCAGCCGTTTGCGTTCGGCAGATGAAACTATCTGCCAAGTCACAGGCAGAATCTTTTACAATGCGGGATGATGCAGATTTTAACCTTTCTGCGAAAGAGTTGGATATGGTTGCCAAGGCCGTCGGTTTTAAAAAGCAAAAGACAAAAGCTAAAAAGAAGCGATAATTTGACACCTGTTGGCCAGCATGGCCAACAAACTCTCTGACGTATCCATTTTAACAGTAGGCGAGGCCAAGGGGCACAACCTACTGATCGATCAAACTTCACTCGAACAAGCGCTGGCAGTGGCGTTGTCCATGAAGCGCATTAAAGTGACCATGGGCCACGGTGCGGAAGTCTCTGGAATCTTAGGGTATATTGACGGATTTAAGATTGAAGGCGATCGACTCATGGGCGATCTCACTCTGTTTAACACGAACGAGGCGCAATTTGTTCAGCATTTAGCCAACGTATTGCCCGAAGGATTCGGCCTATCCCTAACTTTTAGCGGAGTGCCCGAACAAGTAGCAGGCGATCGATTTGCCAGGGTAAGCGAGATTTACGATATTTCCGTAGTTAGCTCGCCCGCAGCAAACAGCGCCGGATTATTTTCTGCATTCACAGCAGTTGACATGAAAAAACTTCAAATGAACAAAGCACCTGTCGAAGTAAAAAAAGAGCTCAGCGAGCCTGCCGTTGTGGCAGTTCCCGCACCCGAAGCTCCTGCCGTTGAAACTCCCGCCGTTGTCGAAGCACCGAAAGCTGAACTGGCTGAGATGCCTGCCGACAAGCCTGAGGAAAAAATGGCCGAACCTACTTTGATCGACATCGCTGCAATGCTCACAGAAGTCCTTGCGCTGATGAAAGCCGACGCAGCTTCTGACGTTGTCGAAGTGCCTGAGATGCCATCTGAAGATATGACGAAAAAAGAGATGAGCGCAAAGGTTGAAGAGAAGGCCGACGACAAGGCCGTGACCACTTTGGAAAAAGCCAAGGCCGACGCTGCTGGCGCAGTGGCGGTTCCCGCTGAATCGAGCCAACCGCTCGGCCGGGCAGAAATCCTCAATCAATTCAACGCGGAAAAGAATCCGACCCGTCGGTCGGAACTTCTCCGCAAACTCGGACTGTAATCCAGTCCACTAGGAGAACACTACAATGGCCAACTCAATCGGAACAACGAATGCCAATGTAATCGCTCAGAGGGCTCTCGAGATCCTCGTGGCGGATTACAGCTTCCTCAAGAACTCCGTAACGGATTTCAGCAGCGAAGCGGCTAAATACAACGCCTCAGTCTACACCCACCGCATCTCTGCGACGACCGCACAGGACTACTCGCAGACCAACGGTTATGTAGCGACTGCGACCACTCAGACGGACGTGCAGATCACTCTCAACAAGTTCAAGCACGTTTCGTACTCTGTGGACGATCAAGAGCGCACCAGCTCCAACATCAACCTCATCGAGCGTTTCGCCGGCGCAGCCGCGCACGCCCTCGGGTTGCAAATGGTTGGGGATTTGCTCGCTCTTGTGACTTCCTCCACCTTCACCAGCGCGTTGACGGTTGCTTCCAGCGCCTTCACCTACCGCTCGGTAGTGTCGGCTGGAATTACCCTCAACAACAACAACGCCCCGGTCAACGGCCGGTACGCTGTTTTAAACCCCAGCTTCTACGGCGCATTGTTGAACGACAGCACCGTTGTGGCCAATCCTCAGATCACCGGCGACCTCGTTCGCACGGCTGGGATTGGAAACGTTGCTGGATTCAACATCAACCAGTA